GAAATGGAAAAAGAGGCAAGCTGATGGCACTGACTACATATACCGAGTTAAAAACATCAGTTGGCGATTGGCTCAACCGCACCGACCTGACAACTGTTGTCCCCGATTTCATCGCGCTGGCCGAGGCTCAGATCGAGCGCCAACTGCGCACCCGGCAGATGATCGTCAGATCCACTGCGTCAATTGCCACTGAGTACAGCGCGGTGCCTGATGATTTTCTGGAGACAAAGTCCATCAAGCTCACCGGCACCAACCCCGTCACGCCTTTGGGCTTTGAGACGATTGATTCACTTGACTCCTTGAGTGTGCAGTACCGATCCAGTGGCGTGCCGATCTTCTTTGGCATTGTGGGCGGCCAGATCCGAGTGCTGCCAATCCCTGATGCTGCCTACACTGCCGAACTGGCCTATTACGCAAAGTTGTCAAAGTTGTCAGCCAGCGTGACAACCAACTGGCTGCTGGCTCAAGCGCCTGACGTTTACCTCTACGGCGCCTTGCTCCAGGCTGCGCCATACCTACAGGATGATGCGAGAATCACAGTGTGGTCAGCGCTGTATCAGGCAGGACTTGATCAGTTGCAGATTGCAGATGATCGAGGTTCTACCAGTGGCGGCGCATTGCTGACCAGGGCAAAAACATTTGGGTGATTAAATGGTAACGACAACCAAGGGCGAGATGGACGAGTCACTGCTGGAAAAGCGTGAGGGGTCCATTGACAACGATACTGAAACCACAAGCTGGGTTGAGTATTGGCATGAGGGTGAGTTGGTCCATCGATCAGTCAACATGGTGCTAAAGCGCGGCGTCTTTGCCGAAGGCATCAGTCAACAAATTTGAGGGTTAAATCATGGCGAATACTCAGGCAATGTGCACGAGCTTCAAAGGTGAGCTGCTTGTCGGCCACCACAACTTTGGCACTGGCGTTGTCCGAGGCGCCACCACGGCAGATACCTTCAAGGCTGCCCTGTACCTGGCCTCTGCCACCGTCAATGCGTCCACCACGGCATACAGCGCGACAAATGAAGTGTCTGGCACTGGGTACACGGCTGGCGGCGTCACAGTGACCTTTGGCACGGCTCCAAGCACCTCTGGAACCACGGCATTTGTCACGCCCAGCGCCAGCATCACTTACAGCGCGGTGACCCTCTCCACGGCCTTTGACGCAGTCTTGATCTACAACTCGACCCAGTCCAACAAGGCAGTCAGCGTCCACACTTTCGGCAGCCAGACCGTGACTGCTGGAACCTTCACGCTGACCATGCCAACCAATGATGCAAGCACCGGCCTGATTCGGCTGGCGTAACGCAGGGGCAGCACCATGGCTGCTTACGGCACAGGCTATTACGGCAAGGGCGTCTACAACATTGGCAATGTTGTCATCAGTGGCAACGCTGCCACTGGCGCCGTTGGCACTGTACTGGCCGACAGATCAATTCAAGAAGATGGAACCATTGCCACCGGCAATGTCGGTACCGTCACACTCACCATCGCCATTGCCATCACGGGCAATGCCGCCACGGGTGCCGTTGGCACGCTGGCGCCAGATTCATCCCAAGCAGTCACAGGCAATGCGGCCACACTGGCCGTTGGCACTGTCGCGCCTGCCGGGTCAATTGACGTAAGTGGCAACGCTGCCACTGGTGCAGTTGACTCTGTTGGGGTAACCCGGTCCACGGCCACAACTGGCAACGCTGCCACTGGTGCTGTTGGCACTATGTCGGCAGAGGTGATCTCTTTTCAGGCCATCACAGGTGTTTCTGGGACTGGCGCTGTTGGCAGTGTGTCAAACGTCATCACTGTTGCGATAATCGGCAACGAGGCAGTGGGATCTGTTGGTGTAATGGTTGGGTTTGGATGGGGGTCGATTCCCGACACATCAGAAACCTGGACCGCCCAGTCAGATACACCAGAGACATGGGCGCCAGTGTCCGACACGGCAGAGACATGGACTCCAGAGTCAGACACGTCAGAGACCTGGACACAGATCGCAGACAATTCAGAAACATGGACGCAAGTCCCAGCATGAAAGTGAACTATGGCAGATACCACAACAACCAACCTTTTATTGACCAAGCCCGAGGTGGGGGCCAGCACTGACACTTGGGGCACAAAGATCAATACTGACCTTGACAGCGTTGACGCAGTCTTTGCGGCTGCTGGCACAGGCACAAGCGTTGGCTTGAATGTCGGGTCTGGAAAGACAATCACGCTTGCTGGCACAACTAAATTTTCTGGCTCGACATCAGGGACAACCACACTGCAAGCAACTGCGGTGGCTGGTACTACCACTTTGACGCTTCCTGCGGCTACTGACACTTTGGTTGGTAAGGCAACGACTGATACGCTGACCAATAAGACGTTGACGGGTGCGGCAATGAATGGTACTTTGGGGGCTACTACTGCTAGTACAGTAGCGGCAACCACACTCACCACATCATCGACTGTTACGCACAATGGCGGCACTGCCAATGGAGTTCCTTATTTGGATGGCTCCAAGGTGCTGACTACGGGCAGTGCGTTGGTGTTTGATGGTGCGAATTTGGGTGTGGGTGTTACGCCTAGTGCTTGGAGAAGCACTTTTAAAGCATTGCAAATACTAGGGACTGCAACATTATCAAGCAACAATAACACCACAGTTTATTTAGGTTCAAACTGGTACTCCAACAGCTCTAACCAAGATGTTTACACTGTAACCGGAGCCGCTGGTATTTATGCCATAAGTGCTGGTCTTCATGTTTGGTACAACGCCCCCTCTGGCACAGCAGGTAATGTTGCCACCTTCACCCAAGCATTGACCCTTAACACCAATGGTGTTTTGGCTTTGCAAGGCGCATCAACATCAGCCACAGGCGTAGGCATCACCTTCCCCGCAACTCAATCAGCATCAACTGACGCAAACACGCTAGATGATTATGAAGAGGGGTCATGGACACCAGCTATTGCGTTTGGGGGAGCATCAGTCGGCGTAACTTACAATGCGGCTACAGCAGGCAGTTATGTCAAAATCGGAAGGCAAGTCACCGTTACCGGGTTAATTATTTTGACGAGCAAAGGGAGTAGTGTTGGGAGCGCAAGTTTGACGGGTCTTCCGTTCCCCATCTCTAACACCAATGGGGCATATTCGGGTGTTGCCCTAAGGTTTACCGCCATAACTTTTACCGGGCAAGTTCAAGCCTACACCGTTATTAGCACGACAACCATATCCTTCGAAAATGTCAGTGAAGCCGGGTCTAATCAGCCTCTAACTAACACAAATTTTGCAAATAACAGCGATGTACTAATTTCTCTTACATACTTTGTTTAAGGAAACCCTCATGTCAATCACCAAAACCACCACTGTTGACCAAATCACCGTCAATGAGAACGGCATCGTTCTTTATCGTGAAGCCACACGCATCATGGAAGATGGCAACGAATTGAGCCAAACCTACCACCGTTCCAGCCTGACCCCAGGCCAAGACCTGACAGGCATTCCTGCCAATGTCGTTGCAATCTGCAATGTGGCTTGGACTGCTGAAGTCATTGCGGCGTATCAAGCTGCACAAGCTGAGAATGCTTGACCGTAATGTCTGACTCCACTGAGACCAGGCTGGCAGTGCATGAGGCCATTTGCACAGAGAGGATGAAATTCATTTCTGACTCTCTTGCAAAGGGGTCAGAGCGCATGACAAAGATAGAGTATTTGCTCTACGCCGTGATCGTGGCCGTCTTGCTTGGTCCTGGTGCTGCTGCCTCTGTGTTTTCTAAGATCTTTGGTTTGTAGCAAATGTGGACCCCATCAGTATTCTCCTTTTGGCCTCGAGTGCATTCTCTGCAATCAAGCAGGGCATTGCCACATACAAGGACGTTAAGAATACTGCTGGTGACGTTAAGAAGATCGTCAACGAGATCGCTGGCATGTTTGGGCCAACCCCAACAAAAGAGCAAAAGAAACAGATCGTTGCCGAACAAAAGCGAGTGCAAGAAGTCGCTGCCTATGACCCCAATGCAGTCATGGGAGACATTGCAAAGCGCCTTGGTGAATTTATGCGGCATATGCAGCAGATCCAGGATTATTACCATGAGGAAGAGCGCAAGTCCAAAGAGGAAGTCTATGACGGGGCAGACTCTCTGGCAGAGCGTGCCTTGCAGCGTACCCTTGTACTCACCCAGTTAAGACAGATGGAGGCTGATTTGCGAGAGCAGATGATTTTCCAATCGCCTCCAGAGCTTGGGAATTTGTGGACACGGTTTAACGAGATGCGTGAGCAAATCGCGGTGGAGCAAGAGCAAGCCAGGGCAGTGCGAGATCAACGTGAGGCGCAGGCGAGATGGCAACGAAGACGGGTAATCGCGGACCTGCAAGACAAAGCAATCTACCTGGCAGCCGCCTTGTGCGTGATCCTATACCTGGCCGTGTTTTGGTCACTCCTGGTGATGGACCGAAAGACCAGATGGGGTTTCTGATCGCGCTCATATGCATGGTCCTAGTTTTTTGCCTGATGCTGCCGATAATTACAGTAATCTACTTTGATACTCTGGCGGTGCAAAAGGAAAGCAAAGCGCAGATCGAAAGAATGGAGAGGCTGCGCAAGCAGCTTGAGGAAGACCGAAAGAAGATGGACCAGGCCAACAGAAAGGAAGACTGAATGAGACTGCTGCTTTGTCTGACCATCATGGTGCTTGCTGGGTGCGAGGACCGCTATCGATACACCTGCCAGAACCCTGACAACTTTGAACTCAAAGAGTGTCAAAAGCCAAGGTGCTTATTCACGCAGACCTGCCCCGAGTATTTAGTTGCCCCGGTATTGACAAACAAGATTGAACCAGCAAAGGCCGAAGATGCTAAAAAGTAAATACACCCCTGAAGAGATTGAGGTTCGTATCTGGGGCTTTGTTGTGGTGATGATCACCGTCATTTTGCTTGGCATTGTGTTTGCCCTGCTCTATTCAGTAACGTTTGTCACCCAACCCATCAAGTCCATGGCGCCCATCGACCAGGCTTACACCAAGATGTTGAACGACATTGTGCTGCTCATTGTTGGCGGCATTGGCGGCATTGTGGGCAAGCGTGCCGTGGGGGCCGTCACCGCTGCAATAAACCCTACGCCGCCACCTACACCTGCCCAGGCTGCACTAGTGCCTTCTATGCCTGTTTCTGCGCCTCCCAGCGGTGCTTTGCCAGTCTGGATCAATCCACCTCTAGATGAAACCTGGACGCCTCCACCTCCACCGACAACGCCACCAGAGCACCTGGAACCCGATCATGTCCGCGAGGAGATCGCAGCAGCAAGACGTGAGGCTGGGCAGTGAATCCATACCTAATCATTGCGGCCATGGTTGCCATTGGCGGTGCCTATGGTTACGGCCACCATGTTGGTTATGCTGACCGTGACGCTGAGATGCAGGCTCACATTGCCAAGCTCAATGCAGAGTCACGCGCCAAGGAGCAAGAGCTGGCAAGCTCACTGAATAATCAAACTGAAACCCTGCGAAAGGCCAAGAATGAGATCAACAAGAAGCAGTCTGACATTAATAATCTTATTGATGCTAATCAGTTGCGCCTCCCGGTCCCGTCCACCCCAAGTTGCGTACCAGCCACCCCAGATGCCAGCCCTCCCAGCGGAGATCGGGACAAAGCAAGACCCGACACTGACAGAGAGATTATTAAAGCTCTTGTCGCCATCGCCATCGAGGGAGACAGAAACACCGTCCAGCTTAACGCCTGCATCGACACCTACAACAAAGTGAGAGAGGCCATCAATGGTAAACAGTGAACAACTCAAAAAGCTGCACATTGGCCCCGAATGGGTTGATGCGCTCAATGAAACCTTTGGCAGGTTCAACATCTCTACCAAGAGACAACAGGCTGCATTCATTGGGCAATGCGGCCATGAATGTGGGAACTTCAAGGTGCTGCAAGAGAACTTGAATTACCGCGCAGTCACCTTGATGAAGTTGTGGCCCAAGCGTTTCCCCACTCTTGACGTTGCCAACCAGTACGCTGGTCAACCCAGCAAGATCGCCAATAAGGTGTACAGCGGTCGCATGGGAAACCGTGACGAGGCATCAGGGGATGGTTTTCGTTTTTCGGGAAAAGGTTGCATCCAATTGACCGGCCACAGCAACTATTTTCACGCAGGCCAAGCCCTTGGCGTTGACTTTGTCATGCAGCCTGAGTTGGTCGCCACCCCCAAGTACGCTGCCTTAACGGCAGGTTGGTTCTGGTCAACGCATGACTGCAACCGCCTGGCCGAGGCAGGGGACTGGGCAGCGCTCACGAAGAAGATTAACGGTGGGACAATTGGCCTCGAAGACCGAATTAAGCACACCAATGAGGCTTTGGCAGTCCTGACATGACAAACCTTTACCAGCAGCTCCAAACCCCGGCACCGCCAGACCTGCCCTCACCTGGCGCGGTCTATGACGAGAGACTGACTGCGCAATCCCATCGCGGCCTGCTGACCTACTTTCGCAAGCTCACCAATATCTTGTCAACAGTCCTTGGGCCGCGAGGTGGCAAGTACTTGAACCTGCCATATGGTGCGTTTCAGGACTCAACCGACCAGACAGCGGCCAACACCACAACGGCCTACGCCATCACATTTGACACAACTGACTATGCAAATGGGATCACTCTGTCAAATTCATCACGTTTGAACGTGTCGCAGGGCGGGGTTTACAACGTGCAATTCAGCGTGCAATTCAAAAACACAACGAATGACACGCAAGACGTTGAGGTCTGGTTTCGTAAAAATGGCACTGACATTGCCAAGTCAAACTCAAGGTTTGGACTTACGACAAGAAAAGGCGCAGGTGACCCCTCTCACGTGATCGGGGCTTTGAATTACTTTGTTGATTTGGAGCAAAACGATTATCTGCAACTTATGTGGCGGCCATCAGACGTTGGCGTCTCCATTGAGCAGTACCCTGCCGGGACCAGTCCAACCAGGCCAGCAACTCCCTCAGTCATTGCCACAGTGAGTTTTGTGTCCAATCTTTCCGCATAATCACATCATGGCACTTGTACCACTCAGAATCCCCCCAGGCGTTTACCGTAACGGCACAGAGTATCAAACCTCTGGGAGATGGTTCGACTCCAACCTGGTTCGCTGGTTTGAGGGTACTTTGCGTCCCATTGGTGGATGGCGCAAGAGATCGGCATCCCAGCTCACCGGGTCATGCCGGGGCTTGATCACCTGGCGCGACAACTCAGGGGACCGCTGGATTGCTGCCGGTACAAATTCCAAGCTGTATGCCATGAATGAGGCTGGCACTTTGAAGGACATCACCCCGACAGGTTTAACTGTTGGCATTGCTGATGCAGCCACAAAGACCGGGTACGGGTACTCCACTTATGGCAACTTTGCCTATGGCGTGCAGCGCCCAGATACCGGCACAGTGACGCCAGCAACGACCTGGAGCTTGGATACCTGGGGAGAGTACCTGGTCGCCTGCTCAGATGCCGATGGCAAGCTCTACGAGTGGCAGTTGGGCTTTTCAACGCCGACCCTGGCCGCTGCCATCACCAACGCGCCAACGGGCTGCAACGCCGTTATGACAACGGCAGAGCGCTTTGTCTTTGCGTTGGGTGCCGGTGGAGATCCCCGCAAGGTCCAATGGTGTGACCAGGAAAACAACACCGTCTGGACCCCGGCAGCCACCAACCAGGCAGGCTCATTTGAGCTGATCACTGTTGGGTCACTAAAGGCTGGCAAGCGCGTGCGCGGTGTCAACTTGCTGTTTACAGATGTTGATGTCCACGTCAGCACCTACATTGGCCTGCCTTACGTCTACTCTTTTGAGAAGGCCGGTTCTGGTTGTGGCTTGATCTCAACCCAGGCCGTTGCGGCCATTGACACTGCCGCGATCTGGATGAGCAATTCTGGCTTTTGGGTTTATGACGGGTACGTCAAGCCATTGGCTT